ACCCTTAATAGCTTTCGCTAAGTAATTGTAGACAGCTAGTTCAGCATGATGGTTCATCAGTCTGCCTCTTCTACATTGACAAACGATGCTACAATAGATGCATCATCCTCAGAGATAGTCTCTTTGTTCTTTTCATCCCACTGCTGCAAGATGTAAGAGTTCTGATACTCAATGTAGTCCATGAAGTCTTTCAGTGTAGTCTGATCTTCAGGGCTAATGTCTACCTTACCATCATACTCTAATGTTAGAGTAACCCAAGTTTCTCCACCAGGTTTGTGACCTAGCTTAAAATTACACTGGATAGGTAAAATATTCTTACGTGTCAGAGCCGTTAAAGCCCCATCCAATGCCTTAGTGCTTGAAGGTGGAACCTCACACACAAACGGCATGGGATCAGTGATAGCATCTACAGGATTACCTGCTTCGTCAATGCAATCATTAGCAGTTAACATACCAAAGACAATCTTCTTACGTTTAATGCTACGGATTAAGTCTTTTGTCTTCTCAGGTACAGAAGCCCAGTCTTCAATGTAACCAGACGGTCTACCTAAGTTAAACCCACCCATGTTATCCTTCAAGTCACCCTTTAGGTCAGTACTCATGACTGTTTTCATCATCTTATCTTCTGATGAATCCCACTTGCTCCACTGCTGACGTACAGCAAAGATGCGGATGCTAGGGTTAACGCTATACACTACGTTATCGTCACCACGTGTGATCTTGTATGCCCCTGATGGTACTACCTCAGTCTTGACTGTCTTGCCGTTGACTTCGATGCTACCCATGATTCCATTGTGGATCAGGTTAACACGAGGTAGTGATACACTCTTTGTATCTCCCCCTGTGTTTGATACACCAATAGCTTCCGCTAAAGACATACCAAGATCGTTTTGAATTGCTAATTCTGTACTCATACTTACTTCCTTTTTGTAAAGTTAAAAGATGCTTAGTTATACTCTAAACGTCAGTCATGTCAAGCCAATTATCACCTAATTTTGCTTCTAATAATAGAGGTACATTCATGGTAACACCGTAAGCCTTTTCGACTAAAGAGTTTAGGTCTTCGTTCATATCCGTAATAGTCTGAATCACTGCTTCAATCTCGTCAGGGTGTACGTCAATGACCACTGAATCATGCACAGAATTAACTAAGCATGACTGCATATCCATCAGTCTACGTTCTATCTCACACAATACAACAGGCACTACATCACCTGTAGCAAACCCCTGCACTGGATAGTTCTTGATCATCGTGAAGTGTGTCACGCTACCGTTGCTACGTCTTGTCACATCAGGGAAAGCGTACTGTCTGCCACTCACATTAGTAATCTTATTTAGGCGTATTGCCTCACTCGCTAGCTTCTTATGCCACTCTGCTACGCCTTTGTACTTCTGTGTGAAGTGTTCGTAGTATGCAGCTACAGCCTTACTTCTGCCATACCCTGTAGCCCCAAAGAGAGGAGCGAAGGTGTGGGGCTTAGCTTCTTGGCGTGACGTAGGTTCACCTGCATCAGTAATAACCTTTGCAGTGTAACTGTGTACGTCAAACCCTGTGTCAATCTCTTCCATAGCAGTCTGATCCTGTGACAGGAATGCAGCGGCTCTAAATTCAAGCTGGGCAAAGTCAGCCTCACAAATCTTACCGCCAGCCCACCTAGATATAAACACACGTTTTACTGGGAAGGTTCCCCCTCTTGGCATGTTTTGCATGTTGGGATTGCGTCCAGAGAATCTACCTGTACTGGTGATGTGTTGAGTGAGTCCAACGTGTAGCATTCCTGTGGTTGACTTTCTATAAACATTAATACCGTCAACAAAGCTACTAAGGTAACTAGAAATAGCAGAAAGCCTTTTAACATCAGTAAGAAAGTCCACAGCACTATCCATCCCGTTGTTCTTAGCAGTAGCAATGAGAGTGTCCAGGTTGTCTTTACTTGTGCTAAAACCATTAGCTGATACCCACTTCTTACTTGGTGCAGCGAAGCATAGACCAGCCACTTTGTTTATCTTCTTTAACTGATAGCCTCGTGCATCACAGTCCTTACAGTTGTTAGGCTTCTTAAAGAGTGAGCCATCCTTTTTTACTTTGTACGTCTTACCTTTCCCTTTACATGTAGGACAAGTGAAAGCCTTAGTACGAAGGATCGTAGTAGAGTTTGCTGCAACTGCTGCCTTAAACTCTTCCTGTGTTTCCACATAGTCAAAGAGCGCTGCCCATTCTTTTTTGTTATTTATTGCAACTGAGAACACAACCTGTGACATCTGTTCAGGTGAGTTAAGATTGATAGGTGTATCACCCATAAGTTCCCTGACCTTGCGCTGTAGACGCTCTTCTATCTGTGCTTTCTCAGTCTGAAACTCTTTACGTACTACCTCAAGGGCGTTGTTATCCACACTGAATCCTGACATATACATTCTTGTAAGGGCTTTACAGGTGGCGAAGGTGACTTCTCTGACTGGAAGAAGGGAGGTGGATTCTGGTTGGGCGTAGTCGTGTTCTTGACTGAGGAACAACTCACGAGTTGTGAGCAGGTCATGCCTAAGATAAAAGCTAAGCTCATTGAGAGGTATTTCATTTGTGTTATATCCTTCCTTAAAGTAACGCTTGAGCGTGTCATCCTTCTGGAAGTCTAGCTCTCTGCGTTCAGCACAAGCCTCTAACCCTACAGGTATCTTCTGCCCACGTGCAAGCAAATACTCTGCTAACATCGTGTCATAGATAGGGCCATCATACTTGTAGCCACATTCCCATAACCACATCAAGTCATGCTGTGCGTTGTGCATGATCAACAGAGTAGTCATGTCTAGGATAGACTGAAGTACGGCTCTACCGTTACCACTGGTATCCTTGTGCTCTACATGGTCTAGCGTAATGATGTTTTCGTTCTTCCAGTTATCTACATCAAGCACACCTACTTGTGTTAAGCTGTTGCCTAACTCGAATGGGTCCATGATAGTCTTGCCATCACGTTTAGTTGTTGTGTTCTCTACATCCAATACATTACGCAAGATACTGACTCCGTTCACCGTCTAACTCACAATGTACTACGCCATGCCAGCCACCCTTGAGTTTGTTCTTAGCAATGTTGAGGTGGCGTTGATTACTTTCTTCATCATCCTGGCCTTCGACTAGCTTGTTCTTAGAGATCAATACCATCAGGTCAGCCTCTGCTGCCTTGCCTGTCTTCGATCCTTCTAGCATAGACTGATCTACACGTACCATACCTTCAGCCACAGCACTCAACTGCGACATCCATATGATAGCACAACCGTATTGCTTAGCGATGTTACGTGCATGGATAGCCGCTTCCTTGAGGTACACATCTGACTTGTCGCTAGTCTTGTTAGCAAACTTGTCACCCATATCTAAAACTACGATGTTAGGCTCATATGCTTTAACAACTGCCTCTACCCATGACATGTCCTTGCCTGTACTATCCTTAACAAAGATGTTCTTACGTACAGGTTCATAACGTAGTGCAGCCTGTGCCATGTTAGCTTTGACTTCTTCCATGCTCATACTGGTAGCCGCACTGAGGTAACGTGCACCTACACGTTCATAGCTTTCCTCATTACACAGGATCATACACTTAGCACCTTGATGTGCAAAACCATCTGGCGCTGCGATAGTGCTAGCATGGAAGCTAGTCTTACCTGTGTTAGGACGTGCACCTACAACAACTAAGTGACCACCACTGATACCCTCAACCTTACGGCGCAGGGATGGTATGTTCCACTTCCATTGTGATTGTATATCGTTAGCCTCTAGGAGAGTATCAATGTCCATGTCATCCCACTCTATCTTTAGGTTAGGCATGAAGTCATCTTGATAGTCACGTATCAAACTACGTAGTGGTTCCAGCGTATCCTTTGTGCCATTCACGTAGTCAAAGCCAAGGTTAGCTATCTCTTCACCTACTACCTGTTGAAATAACTTAGACAATACATCCGTAGCTATATCAGTGTTAAGCGGCCTCTCTTTAGCAATCTTGTGGAACAGGTCACGATAAGCTTCCTTGTTAGCTGTAGTCATGCTGTTGTTGCCAGCATAGAATAACGCTTCTAGTTCTGATGGATTCAGCGTCTTCTCATACGTGTTCATAGCATAGTCTAGCGTCTGCTTGATCTTACGTACATCTTTAGTGAATATCTTATCAGGGCAACGGATGCCCTTGTGGTTATCATAGAACTCTTTGTCCATAAGTGTACGGATAAGTGCTAGTTCCATCATGTTGTGTCTCCTCTAAGACTGTGGCTAGGCGTACTCTTTCTTATTAATGTACTGCCTATCCTGTATTTCCTTCTGTAAGTATGCAATCTCACACTGGATCAACTTACGCTCATAAGCTTCAAGCTTAGGGTGTTGTAACCTAGCCCACCACTTCTGTAGTTCTACTTGTAGTTCTTTAACTGAAGTCATTTCACATCTCCTTGTGACCAATAGTCCCAGCTTTCTATGTGTCCACCGTCATACACAGAGTCAAGTGCGTTGTCAAACTTTTTATTATTTATGTACACTCGACACGCTTCTAGTACTTCATCAACAGACAGGTCAACGTAGACATAACCAAGCGGTACACGTGTATCAACGATTGCGGTTTTTGGGGTTGGCGAATCTGGCATAGAATGCTCCTTCTGGTGATTTGAGTGCAGCCATAATATCTAGTAGCTGCTGATATGTTATAGAGATAATCTCGTGTCTGTTAAACTCTTCAGTAAACTGCCGTATAAATACAACATCATCATCTCCAATGATAACCTCTACATCTTCACATATATTCGATTCATCTAGTGAATTAATAATAGCTGCATCAGGTTCAAACTCTACAGTGTACATTAGTTCTCTTTCACTCCTATGCATGGTAGTAAGATAGACAGCTTACAATACTTTGGGTACTCGTCATACGTCATAGCTATCAGTACTGGTGGTGCAGCAATTAGTAATGCTACAATAGCTGATGCCTTGATTGCACCGTTAATGTTACCTCTCATTAGTCATTCTCCCTTAATGCTCTCCACGACACGGGGAACAGGTCAACCATAATACAGTCAATCTCCCATGCTACCTCTGCTGTCTCTACTTGTGTGTCAGGCGCACAGCGCAGCTTACACATACGGGCAAACGCATCCAAGCTACCACTCCAGTACCACTCTGTCATCATAGACTGTGGCAGTACCATACGGGCTTGCTCTGGGCATACACCTTTAGATAGCAACCTGTTATAAGTTTCTTTACACATCGTGTTTATATCACCTATGTCCAGACCTAGTACAACGCCTTCACTGCCTTGCTTCTTATCATCACTACGCCCACGCCACTCCGCAGGGTTGTAAAACTCAGGCTCATTGTCTACGTATCGTCTTGATACTTCGTTCCAACGTAGAAACGAATGCTTCACAAGTTGCCTAGCTACAAAGACTGGTGCACGAACATGAAACGATGCAAAGCAATGTCCGAATGGGCTGATGTGTTTGTGCTTGGCTAGATATTGAATCAACTTCTTATCCCTAGCTTTCATGTGTTGCTTGAAGCTGTAAGCATCTGACTCTTCATAATCCCACTCACTCTCTTTACCAAAGCTAACACGGGCTGCATTAACTACAGTCAAGTCGTTACCCATGCTACCTTTATATGTTACTTCTATCATGTCATCTCCTTAAGTTTCATTATATCGGACTCTACCTTATACTTCAGGTCATCGTCAAGTCGTAGTGCTCTTGTGTCTAACCCTGTCCAAGCCTCTATCTCTCGCTTGTATGCCAAGGTCTTGTGTGAAGCATCAGGGTCAAGCGCTACAATAACCCTGTAAAAACCATCTAAATGTTTCATCATAGTAACATTAAGTGATGTACCAAGGATAGCAATACCTGTCAAACCTGGCACAAGTCTAGCTGCTGTAACTGCACTGATGACATCCTCTACCAGTAAAGCTATACCGTTGGACTTACCTACTGTACGTCTGTATACATCAGCTACCCCACTGTAACGATACCACTTTGGTATAGCTCCATCTAACGCACGTCCTACAGCATCTATAAGCCTACCATTGTGTCGTATTGGGAACACAGTTCGTCGGTCTTTGACATCATACATCAAGTCTTCGTACTCTAAGTCCCAGCGCTTGACAAACTTAGTGTGCAGTGAATGCTCTGCGCTGGGCGCTACCACATGTTCAGACCACGTAAGCAACTCTTGCTCCTCTTTATTTTGTTTGTCTTGTGGGCGTAACCTAGTCATGATCTCTGATACTGTCATGCCTGTACTAGCAGCACCTCTGATTCGACAGTCAAGCTTGTAACAGTTATACAACACAACGCCATCCTCTTTGGTAGCAGTGAATGTGTTCTTACCACCACACCAAGGGCAGTTAGAGCGATGCTGTATTCCTTCTTTAATATCAAGACCTTCTATGTAGTTCTTAATGTTCTGCATTAAGTCTTACCTCTCTTAGACAGCGCATTCTTAGCACCAGTGTACGTGTTTAC